ATTGAAGATTCCAGGTTGAAGAAGGTAAGACAACAAAATGCTTTATTACAGGCAAAGATTGATGGTAATTATGAGGAAGTTCTACTAGCACAAGAACTTGATGCAAAAATAAAAGAAATGATTGAAGATGGAGCAACATTAGAAGAACTAGACGTAAACAAAATTGAAAATTTACTAAAACAAAATAATTTATTAGAAAAACAGGCACAACAAGCCGAGATGGTAAGGCAGCAGTTTAAATCATTAGGTCAATCACTTGCCACAGACGTTGCCGATGGTTTGCAAGGTCTTATCCGTGGTACGTCTACTTTGGGAGATATGCTTAACAATGTATTGAATAAATTAATTGATGCTGCATTTAACATGGCATTATTTGGTAATCCAGGAGGAACATTAGGAGGAGGAGGGTTATTTGGTTCTATATTTAAAGGTTTTGGTTCAATGTTTGGTGGTGGAGGTCCAACTATGGGAGGAGGGGGATATTTTGATCCAGTAACAGGTTTAGGTGTTGCAGGACCTAACTTTGGTTTAGCTAATGGAGGAACAGCTAGAGCAGGAAGCACATACATGGTAGGAGAACGTGGACCAGAATTATTTAGTCCTGGAGTTACAGGAACAGTAACACCAAACCATGCACTTGGCGGTTCTACAACTGTAGTAGTAAATGTAGACGCATCTGGTACAGAAGTTCAAGGAGATGAAGAGCAGGGAAGAGAACTTGGCCGTCTTATATCGGCTGCGGTACAATCCGAACTAATACAACAGAAACGACCTGGAGGAATACTTGCATAATGGCTACCTTCCCTTCAATAAAACCTACTTACGGAATCCGTAAAAAATCTAGACCATTAACTAGAACCATTCGTTTTGCTGATGGGTATGAGCATAGACTTTTATTTGGTTTAGCTCAACACCAAAACCCAAAAGAATTTAGTTTTACTTTTGATGTATCGGAAACAGAAGCAGATACCATCGAAGCTTTTTTAGATGCTCGTGCAAATGATAGCGATAGTTTTAATTTTGCAGAAGATTATTTACCTGGAGAGACAGCCTCATCTTTTCAATTTGTTTGTGAAAACTGGAATAAAACAATACCCTTTAAAAATAGAGCTACTATTCAAGCAACATTTAGGCAAGTATTTGAACCAGCATCGTAATGACAGTAAATTCAAAAATATTTAGCAGTCTACAGGACATAAATCCTTCAGCAATTATTGAGTTATTTACGCTCCAGTTAAAAACGGCTCTGCATGGTTCAAACACACTTTATAGATTTCACTCTGGAAGTAACTTAAACGCTAACGGAAAAATAGTATGGGATGGAAACGATTACCTTAGATTTCCTATACAGGCAACAGGTTTTTCTTTTCAAAAAGGTCAGTTACCTAGACCTAAATTAGCGGTTAGTAATGGAGGTAATCAGGGTAGCTCGCTTGCTAATATAAGTTTTTCAGCAATTCTTCTTTCAGTTAATGAGACTACAGCAGGAAATGATCTTACAGGGGCGGTAGTTACAAGAATAAGAACATTAGCCAAGTTTATAGATGCTGTTAATTTTTCTGATGGACAAAATGCAACTGCTGACCCGAACGCTGAATTTCCAAAAGAAATCTATTCAATAGACCGAAAAGCATCTGAAAATAGAGAAGTTGTAGAATTTGAATTAGCTGCCCCAACGGACCTTGCTGGAGTTCGTATTCCAGGTCGTCAATGTACTCGTACAATTTTTCCTGCCGTTGGTACATTTGCAGGATGACTTGGAAAGACAAAGCGTTACTTCACGCAAAAAGAGAAGATCCAAGAGAGTGTTGCGGATTGTTGCTTAATATTAAGGGTAAAGAGAAGTATTATCCTTGTCGAAATCTATCCATGACAGATCACCAATGTTTCATAATTGATCCAGAAGATTATGTAAAAGCTGATAATGCAGGAGAAATTGTAGGTGTTGTACACAGTCATCCAATAACACCCCCTTCTCCTAGTCAAGCAGATAGAGTAAGTTGTGAAAGAAGTAAGCTTCCCTGGTACATTGTTAATCCAAAAACAGAACAGTGGGCTTATTTAGAACCCTGTGGATACAAAGCACCTTTATTGGGTCGTCAATGGGTATGGGGAGTAACAGATTGTTGGAGTCTAGTTAGAGATTGGTATAAACAGGAAAGAAACATAGAGCTAAGAGATTGGGAAAGACCAATAACATTAGAAGAGTTTATAAAAGACCCCATGTTTGAAAGATGTGCCTGGAGAACAGGTTTTAGAGAATTAAGACCAGAAGAAGGTTTAGAAAATGGTGATTTATTGTTTATGAGTATTCTTAATCCTGGGTTAAATCATGTAGCATTATTTTTTGATGGAGATGTGATTCACCATTTAACCGATAGACTATCTTGTAGAGAGCCATATTCTGAATGGTTGCTAAAATGCACAGGAAAGAGGTTACGTTATGCTTCGTAAAGTAAAATTGTATGGCGAACTAGCTGAATTTGTAGGCCATAAAGAATTTGAAGTTAAAGTAGATACAGTTGGTAAAGCAGTAAGTTTTTTAGTACATAATTTTCCAGAAATACAAAGTTATATGAACCCTAGATTTTATCAAGTAAAAGTAGGAGATTTTGATATACAAGAGGAGGAAATACATTATCCTATAGGTCAAGAAGAAATACACTTTATACCTGTTATTTCGGGTTCTGGAGGGCTTGGAAGAACACTAGCAGGAGTAGCTTTGATCGGATTAGCCTTTGCAACAGGAGGTTCTTCACTAGCTTTAGGTTTAGGAGGCTTTACTGGGGGTGCTGGAATAAGTGCAATAATTGGAAATATAGGTATAGGTCTTACATTGATGGGTGTAAGTGAAATGCTGTTTCCTCTACCAAAACCTCAAGAATTTAATACAGAATCCGACCCACAATTATCCTTTAGTTTTAGCGGAGTTCAAAACACATCAAGAGCAGGAACACCTGTTCCAATAGTTTATGGTGAAATATTTACAGGAAGTGTTGTAATAAGTGCAGCAGTAGACACTAACCAGGTAGAAGCATGACAGACGAAATTAAAATTATTAGAGGTGCTAAAGGTCCAAAGCCACCCCCTCCTCCTTATCGTGCTCCTGATACTTTACATAGTAGAAGTTTTGCTATTATTCAAGATTTAGTTTCTGAGGGAGAAATAGAGGGTTTTGCTAGTGCATCAAAAGCTGAACTAACTAAAGGTACAGCAGCTTATGAAAATGCAAGTTTAAAAGATGTATTTCTTGACGATACTCCGATATTAAATAGTTCTGCTTCAAACACTAATCCTGCTGATAGTGATTTTAATTTTAAAGATGTAGCTTTTAAATCGAAGTTTGGAACGTCAAGTCAAACCGCAATGAGTGGTATTCCTACTGAGACTAGATCACCTACAGGAGTTGGAACTGTTGTAACTACTTCTGCTCCAGTTACCAGACAGATTACCAATACTGATGTTGACGCTGTAATAGTTACTCTAACTTGGCCTCAAATTCAGCTTTTAGAAGATGATGGAGATGTTAGAGGAGATACAGTTGAGTATAAAATTCAAATTCAGCATGATTCTGGAGGGTTTGTAGATAAAATTGGAGGCACAGCAGGAAAGGCTCAAGTTTCTGGTAGAACTGCTGATGCCTATGCTAGAGATCACAGGATTGAGTTAACACCTGGATTTACAACAGTAGATATACGAGTGGTTCGTATAACAGCAGATAGCACCGAATCTAACAGAGTTAATGCTTTTCAATTTACCAGTTTTCAAGAAGTTTTAGATGTATCTCTAACTTATCCGAATAGTGCCTACACTCTTCTTCGTTTTGATAGCAAACAATTTAATCGTATTCCTTCAAGAAAATACCGACTTAGAGGAATAAAAGTAAGAATACCAGGAGCAGGAGCTTCTGGAACAGGTACTCCAACAGTAGATATAAAAACTGGAAGAATTGTTTACCCAAGTGGTTACGTTTTTAACGGAGTAATGGGAGCAGCGACTTATACAAATTGTCCTGCCATGTGCTTACTTGACCTACTTACAAACACTAGATATGGATTAGGTAATCATATAGTTGACAGTAACATAGATTTATTTAGTTTTGTTGCTGCTAGTAAATACGCAAATGAAGAAGTAGATGATGGAACAGGAGCAGGAACTAAAGAAGCTAGATTTAGTTGTAACGTAAATATCCAAAGTCCTAAAGAAGCATTTGCAGCAATTAACGAGTTATCTGGTGTTATGAGATGTATGCCAATATGGTCTGCTGGAGGTATTACTTTAGCTCAAGATAAACCTACAACAGCTAGTTATCTTTTTAATTTAGCCAATGTGGGAGAAGGAGGTTTTGTTTACTCAGGAAGTAGTTTAAAAACTAGGCATAGCGTAGTTTCTGTAGCTTATTTTAATATGGATTCAAAAGAAGTAGATTTTGAAGTTATTGAAGATGAAACAGCAATAAGTAAGTTTGGAGCGATCATAAAACAGATAAAAGCGTTTGGCTGTACTTCTCGTAATCAGGCTGCCAGATTAGGAAGAGCAGTTCTTTTTGCTGAACAGAATGAATCAGAAACTATTAGTTTTACTACTTCTATAGATGCTGGAGTTGTTGTTAGACCTGGTTCTGTCATTGAAATAAACGATCCAGTTAGAGCAGGAGCAAGACAAGGTGGTCGAATAGTTTCTGCAACAACAACTGAAATAACTATTGATGCTGCCAGCCAAACACCTTTTCCTGGTGAAAATGATAACCCAACTATTAGTGTAATTTTATCTGACGGAACAGTGGAAGTAGGTTCTATTTCTAATATGGCAAATGGAATAATTACTGTCGATAGCGTTACAAAACCTGATGGTACAACCGCTTCGGCTTTTAGTTCTGCACCAAGTACAAATGCCCCTTATTTAATTTCTAGTACAACTTTACAGACTCAGTTATTTAGAGTTATTCAAGTAGAAGAGCAAAACGATGTTCAATATGCAATTACGGCTTTATCGTATGTAGAAGGTAAATACGCATTTATTGAAGACGGTACTCCGTTACCTACAAGAACAATATCTGTATTAAATGCTCCTGCATCACCGCCAAGTAACCTAACGATTACAGAAAAAACAGTTGTTATAAATAGTGTTGCTCGAAGTAAGCTAATTGTTGATTGGCAACCACAAATAGGAGTTACTCAATATTTAGTTAATTACAAGATTGAAAACGGTAACTATGTCTCTCAAGTTGTATTTAGTAGTGATTTTGAGTTGTTAGATACTGTAAAAGCAACTTATACAGTTCAAGTATTTTCATACAGTGCACTAGGAGAAATATCCGCAAATGCAACTGAAGCTTCATTTACTGCTCAAGGTAAAACAGCATTACCAGAAAATGTATCAGGATTAACTATTGAACCTATTAATGAACAATTTGCAAGATTAAGATTTACTCAATCAACTGCTATAGATGTTTTACATGGTGGTCGAGTTTATGTGAGGCACACAAATCAAACAGGCAATCAAGCAACATTTCAAGCTGCTCAAGACGTTATTGAAGCTGTTGCTGGTAATGCTAGCGAAGTAATCGTTCCTGCTTTAGCTGGTACTTATCTTCTCAAATTCCAAGATGACGGAGGTAGATTTAGCAGTAATGCAGCTAGTGTAAATCTTTCTATTGTAGATATTCTCGATTCTATTATTGTAAAAACTGATAGAGAAGATACAGATAGTCCTCCTTTTAACAACACAACAAGTAGTTTATTTAACAATACTCAATTCGATGCAACTAAGGGTGGATTGATTTTAACTAACATATCAATTACAAGTCCAGCTACAAAAGCAACAGGAACGTATGATTTTGCAACTACATTGGATCTTGGAGGAACATTCTCACTTGTCTTAAAAAGACATTTTCTGGGTGCTGGTTATTATCCTTCAAACTTGTTTGATAGCAGAACTGGTTTTGTAGATACTTGGATTGACTGGGATGGTGACGCAGCAGATGAAGCCAACGCAAAATTAGCAGTCCGTACCACGACTGATGATCCTACTGGATCACCTACCTATACAGATTTTAATGATTTTGCAAATGGAACTTTTAAAGCAAGAGCTTTTCAATTTAGAGTAACTTTAGAAACCAGTGATCCTGCTCAAAATATGCTTCTACAACAATTAGGGTATTCAGCAGAAATGCCATCCAGGACAGAACAGTCTGCTGTTATAGCATCAGGAGCAGGAGCAAAAGCAGTTACATTCACAGCACCTTTTTTTGTTGGAACGTCTGCACTCGGCAATCTAAACAATTTTCTACCTTCTGTTAATATTTCTCCACAAAACATGGCAACAGGAGATTATTTTGAACTTAGCAGTATTTCTGGAACTGGTTTTACAGTTCATTTTAAGAACTCAAGTAATGCTAGTATTGATAGGAACTTTACCTATAGTGCTGTTGGTTTTGGTAAAGGAGGTTAACATGAGGAAAACTATTGTTTAACTATGAGTATTGTCAGTAATTTTAATATTGAAAATGCTGCTGGTCAGACAGTAAGACAGGATATTGAAGCGTGTTTATTGGCTTTACAGTCTAGCAATTCAAGTTCTGCTGATTCTGATTTAGCTTCTAGTGCTTGCGTAGCTGGCATGACTTTTCTAAATACAACTTCTAAAGATTTAAAAGTAAGAAACTCAACTAATGGTGCTTTTACAACAATAGGGAATATAGATCAAGATAATTTAGGTCTTTTGCCCAAGTCTGGTGGCACAATGACAGGTCAGTTACTTATAGATGACTCTAGCAGTGCTTCAAGTCCAGCACTAAGTTTTGATACAGACACAGACTTAGGATTATTTAGAAAGTCTGCAAACGTAATGGGATTTTCTGCTATTGGTACGGAAAGATTAATAATGGATGCTAACGGGATAACGCTTCAAGGTCAAACAGATTTACGTTTTGCTGATGCTGATAGTAGTCATTATGTAGGGTTTCAAGCACCAGCCACAGTTTCTTCTAGCCTTACTTGGACTTTACCAGCTACCGATGCTGCTGTTTCTGGTTATGCTCTTGTATCTGACGCTTCTGGTACGTTAAGTTGGGCTGCTGCTGGAGGTGGAGCAGTCGGTGGAGGATCAGATGAAATATTTTGGGAGAACGATCAAACAATTACACAAAATTACACAATCACAAATGGTAAAAATGCTGGCAGCTTTGGTCCAATTACTATACAATCAGGAGTAACAGTCACAGTGGGATCTGGTGAGACTTGGACTGTTGTTTAAATTATGAGCACACTTAAAGTAGATCAAATAACACCTGTTGGAGGTTTAGGTAGTGGTGCTGTTGGTGGAATTATTCAAACTGTATCAACAACAAAAACTGATGTTTTTACATCTTCAAGTACAAACACTGACATCACAGGTCTATCTGTAACGATAACTCCGCAGAGTTCAAGTAGTAAAATATTAATATTCATGTCTGTTACTGGAACTAACGCAAACACAAACCAAAGATTTGCATTTGGTTTAAAAAGAGGTAGCACACAAATCGCTTTAGGTGATGCTGATAGTGATAGAACCAGAGCTAGTTGTGGAGGTCAAGACGGTGGAGGGGGAAATTGTGATAGTAATGTAGTAGTGCATTTGGATTCACCAAGCACAACATCTGCTACTACATATCAAGCTATAAGCATGGCTATTGATGGTGGTACTAATATTGTCAACAGAACTAACTCTGATTCAAATAGTAGTACTTATCCAAGATTTGCTAGTTTTATAACAGCATTTGAAATAGGAGGTTAGGATGTCATTAGATCATTTTGCAATAAGAAAAGCATACCCAAACGTAGTTACGATAGACGATAGTGGTCAAATAGAAGATGCTTCTGGTAATACAGTTACAATTGATCAATCTAAAGTTGAAGCGGCTAGAGTTGAATTAAATAAACTTAATTATCAAACAGACAGAGTTAATGATGGCTCAACAACTTATGCCTCTATAGGAGATCAGTTAGATATGTTGTACAAAGATATTGTCGCTGGTAAACTGGATACAACTGGAACATGGGCAACCCACATTAAATCCGTTAAAGACGCAAATCCAAAACCATGAGTACATTAGCAGTCGGTACAATTAAAAGTGTTTCTTCAGCACCACCACTTTTTCAAAATAGCAGTGGAACTGAAAAAGGAATCTTAGTAAAAAAATTTGTAAATTTTAATGGTCAAAGTACAGTTTCAATTAGAGATAGTTTTGGTGTAAGTTCAATTACAGATAATGGAACTGGTCATTATAACGTAAATTTTGACGGTAATATGTCGAATAACGATTATAGTGCCTCAATTAATTGCGGTGGAGGTGGACATAATGGTTGGTGCATTGCGTTTGGCTCAGGTGATAGTGATGTCAGTTTTTTTGGTACTGGTGAAATGGAATTTAATACTAGAGGTGGGGATGGTGGAGGTGGATCGTTATTTGATCCGAATACTTGCTGCGTCATTGTTACAGGAGATAACTAATGTCAACACTTAAAGTTACTAACATACAAAACACTTCTGGAGGGGCAAACTCAACAGCAGATCAAATTCAACAAGGCAGAGCAAAAGCTTGGATTAGATTCAATCAAAGTAATAATTCAATACAATCTTCATTTAATGTAAGCAGTATTACAGATGTAGCAACTGCTAAAACTGACATTAATTTTTCTACATCTTTTGCTAACGCTAATTATACCTTTGCTGGAATGTGTGGTAATAACAATAACGCTATGTCTCTTGACACAAATACACAAGATCCTTTAGCTGGCGAACTAAGAGTAGCATCTTTTGATGCTGGTAATAGTTTACAAGACTCAACAGACGCTGGTGTAGTAGTATTTGGGTAAGTAAGCTAATATAAAGAAAAAAACTTATGGCAAATTCTGACACAAGATTTATTTACACGAATGATGATGGTTCAATCAGTATTGTAACACCAGCAGATAATACAGATTTAACTCTAGATCAAATTAAAGCCAAAGATTGCCCTAGTGGAAAGACAGTTTATACTGTAGATAAATCTGCAATTCCTACTGATAGGAGTTTCAGAAACGCTTGGACTTATACGGAGTAAAACATGGGATTTGGCATT